TAGAGCTGTACAATAGCGGCCTCGCTGTACTCTTCCGCGTAGCAATGCCCCTCATACCAGTCACGCGCCCACGCTACCGCGAGAAGGTCTGCGGGGTGATTACACTGGCGGATATTATGGAACCCGCCTTGCAGCTCTATCTCGCCAATAATATGGCGCTTTAGTATATCAACATTGATTTGGTCTGATGCTCTCATATTATCACCTTTTTTGTTAGTGTGTTTCTCGTCTTGATGGGGTCATTATATAGAATCGGCAGAGTATGTCTATAATCAATTTTATATAGTGAACATTCATGAAACTTATATAACCTTGGTGAGTGTTGGCTTGGGTATTGCTTGAGTATTGCTTAGGTATCCTGTAGGTATCCTATAGCACACTCACACTTGCCCCTGTGGATAACTTATACAGGCTACCTGTGGATAACCTGTGGATAACTTGTGTCTGCCTGTGGATAACTTTGCCCTGCCTGTGGATAACCTGTGGATAACTTTTGTATACCCCCGGGGGGTGCTGCGGTACTGCGGTATTGTTACGGTAACCCCCTAGATACAAAAAAAAGTCAAATGCCATAACAAAAAGTAATACAAATGAGGACAATAAATAACAATAAGTAATGTATACATAAGTAATCATAAGTATCCCCTAAGTCATTGATTTTATTGGGGTTCGGCGGGTACGTAGGGAGACGTTACGATATTGTTTAATGTTATTACGTAAATTAGTTAAAATAAAGCTTGACAAACGCCTAAGAATATGTTATAATAATACTATAGTATAGATTAGTTTAATTTAGTTTGTTGTTTTGTTACTAACTAAAGAATATAAACAAAGTATAAACCTAACGAGGTCTAAGGTATACTAAAGTATACTTAGGTAACCTAAGGAGAAGTTTTTTGTCTACAAATAAAAAAGACGGCGGCGACGCTATACCTACTAAAAAGCGTAGAGGTCGTCCACCCAAGTCTGAGGTTGTCTCACGCAAGCGGGGAACCGTTGGCACGAGGGGTCGCCCAAAGGGTGACGCAGCGATAATCAATGAATACAAGTCAAGGATGCTAACGTCCCCTAAGTCAGCGAGGGTGTTAGAGTCTATCTTTGATGCAGCCTTGGATGATGACCATAAGAATCAGGCAGCCGCTTGGAAGCTAGTAATGGATAGAGTCTTACCAGCCAGCTACTTTGAGAAGGATAAAGCTGGAGGAGCCAAGGGTGGAATCAACATCTCGATTACCGGAGTGGGCGGAGAAACTACTGTCATCTCCGAGAACACAGACCAAGAGCAAGATATTATTGACGGAGAGTACACCGATGTATAACCCTAAGTACTTTGCCTTGAGTGAGTTCAACTGTCAAGAAACAAATGAAAATGAAATGAAACCAGAGTTTTTAGAGAGACTCGACCTACTTCGAGAAGCCTGTGGTTTTCCCTTTGTGATTACTAGTGGCTATCGTAGCCCTAATCACAGTAATGAAAGACATAAGGAGAAAGCAGGAACTCATGCCCAAGGTATTGCAGCGGACATCAGAGCTATTAGCGGAAAAGAAAAGTACAAGATTATTGAACAGGCAATCGCCCTTGGGTTTGCTGGCATTGGAGTGGCTGGGACATTTATCCATGTGGACGACAGGGCTAGTGGTGATTCTAACGTTACACCCGTAATGGGGACTTACTAACTTGACTGACCTTAATATATCCCTACTACCGTGGCAACAGCAGGTGTGGGCGGACAATAAGCGCTTTCAGGTTGTCGCTGCGGGTCGTCGTACAGGTAAGTCTCGCTACGCTGCTTGGAAGTTAATCGTTAAAGGGTTGGAAGCAAAACGTGGTCAGATATTCTATGTTGCCCCTACACAGGGTCAGGCTAGAGACATTATGTGGCAAGCTTTGTTGGAGGTTGGTCATCCAGTTATTAGTTCCAGCCATGTAAACAACCTACAGATAAAGCTAGTCAACGGTATTACCATCGCCCTCAAGGGTGCTGATAGGCCGGAGACTATGCGTGGTGTCAGCCTCTACTACCTCGTAATGGATGAGTATGCCGACATGAAGCCGGAGGTCTGGGAACAAATCCTAAGACCTGCCTTGGCGGATTTGAAGGGTGATGCGTTGTTTATTGGTACGCCTATGGGTCGTAACCACTTCTATGACCTGCACCAGTACGCTAGTATCTCCAACGATGAGGACTGGCAGGGTTACCACTTTACAAGCTACGATAACCCCTTACTGGACAGCGCAGAGATTGAAGCAGCTAAGAAGTCGATGTCAGCCTTCTCCTTCCGACAGGAGTTCATGGCGTCCTTCGAGGCAGCGGGTGGTGAACTCTTTAAGGAGGAACACGTTAAGTTCTCCGAGGAAGAACCGGAGGACGGACAGTTTTATATTGCAGTTGACTTGGCAGGATTTGCGGATGTTGAAAAAGCAACAACTAAAACCAAACGACTTGACCAAACGTCAATTGCTGTGGTTAAAGCGAACACTGAAGGCTGGTGGGTTGCTAATATCATACATGGGCGCTGGGGCGTCGAAAAGACCGCCAGAAAAATCTTTGAGGCAGTCCGAGACTATCAACCAGCAGCCGTAGGGATTGAGAAGGGGGCATTGAAGAATGCTGTCTATCCCTACCTAAACGACTTAATGAAGAAAAACCAAAGGTTCTTCCGCGTAGAGGAGCTAACCCACGGCAACAAACGTAAGGTAGACCGTATTGTATGGGCGTTGCAGGGTAGATTTGAACACGGTAACCTTGTACTTAACAAAGGGGAGTGGAATACTGAGTTCCTAGATGAGCTATTTCAGTTCCCAAACAAGTTAGTACATGACGATTTAATTGACTCATTGGCTTATATAGACCAGTTAGCACAGATAGCCTATGCTGTTGACTTTGAGGAAGACGAATATGAATTTACTGACTACTATTCAGGATATTAAACTATGTTAGACAAAGAAAAGTTTCACTTAGAACGCTTAGAAGACTGGGTAGAATCAAAATGCACCGACTGGCGTGACCATTTCGAGGCTAATTACTCTCAAAAGTTTGATGAATACTACCGTTTGTGGCGTGGTCAGTGGTCTGCTGAAGACAAAACACGACAATCAGAGCGTTCCAAGATTATTTCCCCTGCACTACAGCAGGCTGTGGAGTCTTCCGTAGCGGAACTGGAGGAAGCTACCTTCGGTCGTGGCAAATGGTTTGATATTACGGACGATGCCGGTGACACAGAGAAGAGGGACATACAAGTCCTACGTACTGGCCTTGAATCAGACTTTAAACGTAACAAAATCCGTAAGAATGTAGCCGAGTGTCTTATCAATGCAGCCGTATTCGGCACAGGTATTGCTGAGATTGAACTTACTACCGAAAAGGAAATGAAACCAGCCACACAGCCTGTCATGGGCGGTGAATTGACTGCTGTTGGTGTCAACATTACAGACCGTACGTGCGTTAAGCTTAACCCTGTAATGCCTCAGAACTTCCTTATCGACCCCGTAGCCACTACTATAGAGAATGCCTTGGGTGTTGCTATTGATGAGTTCGTATCACGTCACGTTGTAGAGCAGTTACAGGAAGATGGTGTCTATCGTCAAGCAGACGTAGGTACAGCAGCTCCTGACTTTGACATTGAGCCTGACCACGAGCTAACTACTACCTATGATGACGACAAAGTACGTCTTACTAAGTACTACGGCCTTGTACCTAGCTATCTGTTGGACGAAGCTATGGCTGACCCAGACGCTGAGGAAGAAGTAGTAGAGCTGAGTGATGAAGAAGGCGGCAAGGAAAGTAGCTACTACGTTGAGGCTATCGTTGTTATTGCTGATGGCGGTACTCTCCTGAAGGCTGAGAAGAACCCCTACATGATGGGTGACCGTCCTGTTATCGCATTCCCTTGGGATGTCGTTCCTAGCCGTTTCTGGGGTCGAGGAGTATGTGAGAAAGGCTACAACTCTCAGAAGGCGTTAGACGCAGAACTACGCGCTAGAATCGACGCTCTTGCTCTTACTGTACATCCTATGCTTGCTATGGATGCTTCCCGTATGCCTCGTGGTGCTAAACCTGAAGTACGTCCGGGTAAAGTAATTCTAACTAACGGTAACCCTTCGGAAGTCCTACAGCCATTTAACTTTGGTCAGGTCAGCCAGATTACCTTTGCACAAGCAGGTGCTTTACAGCAAATGGTACAGACCGCTACAGGTGCTATTGACTCAGCCGGTATCGCAGGTAGTATCAATGGTGAAAGTACCGCAGCGGGCATCTCCATGAGCCTAGGCGCTATCATTAAGCGTCACAAGCGTACCTTGATTAACTTCCAAGAGTCGTTTATTATTCCGCTGGTAACCAAGGCTGCTCATCGCTATATGCAGTTTGAGCCTGAACTGTACCCAGTGGCTGACTATAAGTTTGACGTATCCAGCTCTCTAGGTATTATTGCCCGTGAGTATGAAGTCACACAGCTTGTACAGTTATTACAAACCATGTCTCCTGAGACCCCAATGTATCCTGAGCTGATTAAGTCCATTGTTGAGAACATGAACTTGTCCAACCGTGAAGAACTTATTGCCAAGCTTGACCAAGCCAATCAGCCTAACCCAGAAGCACAGAAGGCACAGCAAGCGGCACAAGCACAGCAAGTTGAGTTCCAAGCGTCACAGACTAATGCTCTTAATGGACAAGCTAAAGAGTCTGAGGCTCGCGCTATGAAGGCACAGGCTGAAGCAGATGCTATACCGCAGGAGCTTGAGATTGACCGTGTTAAGGCTGTAACGGCTAACCTACAGGCAGGTGATGCAGACGACAAGGAGTTTAAGAAGCGTCTTGAAATCTCTAAGCAGCTACTCAAGGAGCGTGAGGTAGCCGTTAAGGAAGGCAACGTAGAGCAACCAACACCACAAGCCCAACCACCAATGCAACCTAATATGGGACAATTGCCACAATGATTACAGAGCGACAGTTCAACGACGTACTTAAACAGATAAACGAAGCATTTAAGGATGTCAACAAAAAAGTAGACAAACTACAAGAACAAGTCAACACTAAGGAGGCTCCTAGTGCCAGCAAAAAAACCAGACCCAAGACTAGCTAGGGCGGGCGTATCGGGGTTCAATAAGCCAAAGAGAACCCCCAGTCATCCTAAGAAGAGTCATGTAGTGGTTGCCAAGGAGGGTGACAAGGTTAAGACCATCCGTTTTGGAGAGCAGGGAGCTAAGACAGCAGGTAAGCCTAAAGCAGGTGAGTCTGAGGCTATGAAGAAGAAAAGAGCCAGCTTCAAAGCACGACATGGTAAGAACATAGCTAAAGGCAAAATGTCTGCGGCATATTGGGCTGATAAAGCTAAGTGGTAGTGTACTAATATATATACACAAAAGTGTTTTAAGTGTACATTAGAATGTACATTAAAGTGTACATTGTACAGTATATGAAACATAACAGGAGAAATTTATGCCCTCATATTCAATGAAGCCTAAAAGCAAAGCAAAGCCGAAATCAATGCCCAAGCCTAAGCGCGGACAACGTGCGGGTAAGAACAAGATGAAGACACGCGGTTACAAATAAGTAAAATAAAGCTTGACATTTGACTGTAAATATGTTATAATAGTACTATAGTATGCTTTAGTATACTTTAACTTGTACTTTAACTTATAACAAACTGTCCTTTAAGGAGAAACAGTTAATGAATGACACAGACAAAGAACTAGAAAAATACTACGAAGATATGCTTTCGATGTTTCGTACATCAGGTTGGAAGACTTTATCGGAAGACCTGCTTACTAACTCCAAAGGCATTAATTCAGTAGAAGGAACGAAAGATGAAAAAGACCTCTTCTTTAGGAAGGGACAACTTTATGTCATTGCTTCGTTGCTAAACTTAGAAGAGCAAGTCCGTGACGCATACGACAACCTAGGCACTGAGTAAGATGCCTTTGTTTGATTTCAAATGTGAAGCTGGACATACTAGCGAACGATTCGTTAGTAGCGACACTAAAGAAGTTGAGTGCAATGATTGTGGTCAACTAGCAGTAAAGCAGCTAAATTCTTTTGGAACTTGGACTGAAAAGCGGAATGGTATTGCGTCCGACAATTGGGTCAAGAAACGAGAGAGTCAGCTGAAACAAGAACGTAAGGCAAATTCATAGGTGTGTTGAACCCTTACATAATATAAACCTCCATAATACTAAAGGTACGGAGTTTAATAATGGCAACAATTTTACCAGACGAGCGTCCAGAAGACGACAAAGAAGAACTAGGCAACCTTGAGGAAATTACACAGGAAACTCAACAAGAGCTAACTCCTGAAGAACCCCAAGAAGCTGAAACACAAGAAGAGGACATCCCCGAGAAGTACAAAGGAAAGTCAACCGCTGAGATTGTAAGGATGCACCAAGAAGCTGAGAAGCTACTAGGAAAGCAAAGCGGTGAGGTAGGGGAGCTTCGTTCAGTAGTAGACAATTACATCCAGACACAACTCGACACCAACACCCCAGCAACCCAAGAACCTGAAGAAGACATAGACTTTTTCTCTGATCCCGACAAGGCTGTCGAGAGAGCGATTAAGAATCATCCTTCAATTAAAGCTGCTGAAGCACAAACTCAGCAGTACAAGCAGCAAACAGCGCAGGCTCAATTGCAACAACGTCATCCTGACATGCAAGAGATTCTGCAAGATGGTAAGTTTGTTGATTGGATTAAAGGATCAAAGATTCGTACTCAGCTCTTTGCACAAGCGGATACGCAGTATGACTACGAAGCTGCTGATGAGCTTTTCACTATATGGAAAGAGCGTCAACAAACAGTAGCTCAGACTGCCGTTAATGAGAAAGCAAGCAGAAAAGAAGCTGTCAAGACTGCCTCAACGGGCGGTGCAAAAGGAAGTGGCGAGACAGCATCTAAGAAAGTCTATAGGCGCTCAGACATTATTAAACTAATGCAAACTGACCCTGATAGGTATTTAGCTTTATCTCCAGAAATCGAGAGGGCTTATGCTGAAAAGAGGGTTAGATAACTAATCTCTTTAAGGAAGTATTATCATGGCTACATCAGTATATCCCAATATGGGCGGAGCAGTAGACAACACTAGCGCAGCTACTTTTATCCCAGAAATCTGGAGTGACGAAGTAATTGCAGCATACAAGAGCAATCTTGTAATGGCTAACCTCGTTAAAAAAATGAGCATGACTGGTAAGAAAGGTGACACCATTCACGTACCTAAGCCTGCTCGTGGTACAGCCACTGCTAAAGTTGCAGAGACTGCCGTAACTATCCAGAACTCTGTTGAGTCAGAAGTTCTGATTAACATCAACAAGCACTTTGAGTTCTCTCGTCTAATCGAAGACATCACCGAAGTACAGGCTCTCGCTTCACTGCGTCAGTTCTACACTGGTGACGCAGGCTATGGTCTGGCTAAGCAGGTTGACAACGATCTGTTTACTCTGGCTAAGTCTTTCGGTGACGGTGATGGCTCTAGCTACGTTAACTCTGGTTCTTTCCAGATTAACACTACCTCTGGTGCTTTGGAAGCCTATGATGCTGACGGTACTGCTGACATTGGCGCTTTCTCTGACGCTGCGTTCCGTGCGCTGATTCAGAAGCAAGACGATGCAGACGTTCCTATGGACAACCGTAGCTTCATCGTTCCTCCTTCACTGCGTAACGCTATCATGGGTATTGATCGCTACACTTCTACTGACTTTGTTAATGGCAAAGGCGTAGAGACTGGCAAGATTGGTAACCTGTACGGTGTTGACGTATATGTTTCTACTAACGTACCTACTCTTGAGTCAGGCGTTCGTGGCGCTCAGCTGATCCACAAGGACACCAATGTTCTTGCAGAGCAGCAGGCTATCCGTTCACAGACTCAGTACAAGCAGGAGTTCCTGGGTACTTTGTACACTGCTGATTGTTTGTATGGCGTTCAGGTCATGCGTCCAGAAGCAGGCTTCACCCTAGCTGTACTTTAAAGCTAAACTGGGGGATTCTTCGCGGAGTCCCCCTTTCTTTATTCTCCCTTTCTTTTGTTTTCGTAGGAGCTACAATGGCTATATTTAGAGGTGATGGTGGTGCTGGTGACTCCAATACGGATGCCACTATATCTGCTGTTACAGCCCAAGCTGCGATAGCTACTACGAAAGCAAGTGATGCAGCCGCTAGTGCGGTAGAGGCAGCTAACTCTGCAACTACTGCTACAACTAAAGCTGCTGAAGCAAGTACATCTGCTACTAATGCAGCTAACAGCGCCACAGGTGTTGCAGCCTACGCAACAGCAGCAGAGAACTCAGCAACTGCCGCAGCATCCTCAGAGACTAACGCAGCCACTAGTGCTACAGGTGCTGCTACTAGTGCTACAGCAGCCAGTGCCTCTGAGACAGCCTCAGGAGCCTCTGAGACGGCTTCCGCTGCTAGTGCTACCACTGCTACTACTAAAGCCTCAGAAGCCGCTACAAGCGCAACCAGTGCGTCTAACAGTGCTTCTACGGCAACGACTAAAGCATCAGAGGCTTCGACTAGCGCCAGCAATGCCTCAACCTCCGAAAGCAATGCTGCTACATCGGCCTCTAATGCTTCCTCTTCAGCCACTGCTGCTAGTGATTCAGCTACAGCATCTGCTGCTTCAGCCAGTGGTGCAGCTACCTCAGCCACCAATGCTGCTGCAAGTGCTACAGCGGCTGCTGCTTCAGAGTCCTCTGTATCTGCGGATGCTAGTGCAGCGGCTACCTCAGCTACCAATGCAGCCAACAGCGCCACAGCAGCGTCAGGCAGTGCTACAACGGCTACGACCAAGGCTAGTGAGGCAGCTACATCAGCCACTAATGCAGCGACTAGCGCATCTACGGCTACTACTAAGGCTGGTGAAGCAAGCACCAGTGCTACCAATGCAGCAAGCTCTGCTACCAGTGCAGCCTCTAGCGCCACTACAGCAACTACCAAGGCTGCTGAAGCAGTAACCTCTGCAAGCAATGCAGCAACCTCTGCAAGCACTGCAACTACCAAGGCATCAGAGGCAAGCACCAGCGCAACTAACGCAGCCACTAGCGAGACTAACGCAGCATCAAGCGCCACAGCAGCAGCAGGGTCAGCTAGTACAGCGACCACTAAAGCATCTGAGGCAGCTACCAGTGCTACTAACGCAGCCTCTAGTGCTTCTACAGCGTCTACACAGGCAAGCAATGCAGCAGCTAGTGCTACAGCAGCACAGACAGCACAGACCAATGCAGAGACTGCTGAGACTAACGCTGAGACTGCTGAGACTAATGCAGCCTCTAGTGCTACAGCAGCAGCCAGCAGTGCTACAGATGCAGCTAACAGTGCTACAGCGGCGGCAGCGGAGTTGTCTACAGCAGCTCTGAAGGCTAACAACTTGTCTGACTTGGCTAGTGCATCTACTGCTAGAACTAACTTAGGACTAGGTACTGCTGCTACTACAGCGGCTACGGACTATGCTACAGCAGCACAAGGTGCTTTGGCTGACTCAGCTTTACAATCTAACTCAACTTTAAACGCAGACAACATGACTACTGGTACGCTGAACGGCGGCACATACTAAGGGTATATAACTATGGCAACAAAAATTGTAACAAAGAACAGCTCTACTGCTTCTGCCGTTCCAACAGCAAGTGATCTTGTACAGGGTGAACTGGCAGTCAACGTAGCTGACAAACGATTATTTACTGAAGATAACGCAGGTGCTATTGTAGAGCTGGGTACTAACCCTAGCACCATAGACATCAACGCAGGCACTATCGACGGCACGGCTATTGGCGCATCCTCTGCATCCACAGGCGCGTTTACTACGCTGACTGCTAGTGGTGCATTCACAAGCCTTGGTATTGATGACAATGCTGATGCCACTGCAATCACTATTGATTCTTCAGAGAATGTGGGTATTGGCACTAGCAGCCCAAGCACCAAGTTGCACTTAGGCGGCACAGCACCTCTAGACTCTATTATTCGTCAAGACTCTACGGTTTCAGGAACAAACTG